TCCCGCACGCTCGGATAGCCCAGATCGACCTTGCTCACCACCACGCCGGTGTTCGCCCCGTCCAGCAGATCGAGGGTCAGGCTGCCGAGGGCGAGCTTCAACGTCGGCATCATCCTCCCCTGATCTGCGCGCTGATGGCGAAGTCGAGCTTGCGGTTGAGGGTTTCCAGGTCGGCCTCGTTGTTGAAGGTGGCGTTCTGGATCACCAGGGCAGGGCCGACGTTGGCCCCGCCGGTGGAGCTCGCATTGACGTTGAGGTTGGTCGGCAGCGCCTTGCCCACCGCCGGCTTGATCTCGTTGATGCCCTGGATGAGGCCCAGCATCATCTGGCGGCCGTACTCGGCGTAGACCCTCGAGGGCGAGAAGATGCTGAGCGCCGACTTGATGAGGTTGCCGGGAGCATGGACGACCGCGTCCTTGATGGCGTTGCCCACGTCGCCGGCCGAGCCGGTGATGCCGTGAACGATCCCTTCGATGATCTTCTTGCCCAGGTCGAGCATCTTGGACGGCAAGTCGGACAGCCAGTCGAGGATCTTGTGTGGCAGGTCGGTGAACCAGTCAGCGACCTCGTGGGCGGTGTCCACGATCCCTTGCCAGAACTGGTGAAGGGTCCGGGCGCCCCATTTGTAGATGCTGTCCCACAGGTGAACGAAGAAGTTGCCGATGTCCTCGCCGATCTTCGAGAACACCTTGAGGATCTCGGGGCCGAACGTCTCGGCCAGCATGATGGGCACGAGGTACATGTACTGCACGAAGTCCCAGATGACGCTCTTGATGTCCGCCCACGCCTTGCCCCACTTGCCCTGGAAGATGTCTGTCACGAACGCGATCAGCTTGGTCAGGGCGTCGAGCATGAGGAGCACAGGCTTGATCAGGTAGCCGATCAGCTGAGCCACCAGGGTGAGAGTGGGGCCGAGGGCCTTGAGGCTGGTGTTGAGGGTGTCGAAGACCTTGGTCGCCAGCGGCTCGAAGGCGACCTTGGCCTGGTTGCCGAACTTGGCCAGCGTTTGGTGGAAGGTGGCGGTCGAGGAGGCGGTCTTGTCGACCGCACCCCTGGAGTTGGCCAGCGCGCCCGTCAGCTGGTCGATGCTCAGCTTGCCGCTGCGGATGTCCTCGGCCATCTGTGGGCCGGCCCGGGCGCCGAACAGTTTGACCGCCTCAGCCGTGGCCTGAGTGGCGTCGCCGGTGTTCTTGATGGAATCAAGCGCGGCCTTGAACTGGGCCGGGAAGGCTTCCGCTGCCTTGCCGCTGAGCCCCTGAGCGGTGGCCATCCTGCCGTGAGCAGCCGCCGCCTTGTCGGTCGCAGCTGCGACCGCGTCCTGGGCCTGACGGAGCGCCTGCTGCTGGGCGATCGACAGCCCCGACTTGGCCGCGACCTGATCCAGACGTTGCTGGTAGGTCTGATGGGCGTTGGAAACCGCGGTGGTCGCGACCGTCACCGCGTTCTGGGCGTTCTGCAACTGGAGTTGCTCGCTGGTGGTCAGCTTGCTCTTACCGGCCAGGCCTTGCTGAATGATCGACAGCCGTTCCTGGGCCGCGGTGAGACGCTGCTGGGCGACAGTGACGGAGTTGGTCGACACCGTCGCGGCCTGGTGCTGGACGCCGAGGCGGGCCTCCATGTCGGCCAGATGTTGCTTTGCCTTGGCCAGGGCGGAATCGGACGCTCCGGCCGAGTCGGTCGCCTTGGTGAGCCCCTTCATGGCCGTGCCGGAGTCGCCCGATGCTTTGGCCATGGTCGCCACCGCCCGGTTCATGCCCATCATCACGGCCTGGGTATTCACGCCCTCCTTCTCGAAGGTGGCGATCAGCGCGGTCGACTGGTCGAAGCTGTAGCCCAGTTGCCGCATGGCCGGGCCGTACTTGGTGGTCGCCTCTTCCAACTGCCCGATGCCCACGCCGGTCTTCTGTGATGCCACCAGCAGCTTGTCCATGACACCGGCGGCCTGGCTGGCCGGCATGTTCCAGTTGTTGAGCAGCCGGCCGATGGCCTCGACGTTGGACTGGACGTCGGTACCGGTCACCCGGGCGAGCTTGAGAACTTCCAGGCTGACGTTCTCCAGCGGCTTGCCGGTCAGGTCGAGCTTCTGGTGGAAGCCGACCAGCGCTTCGGTGATGTTGCCGAAGCTCGCCCCGGTATGGCTGGCGGTGTCCCGGAAGGTCTGGTCGAGCCCCTTGAGCGTTGCCCCGGTCGCGCCCGTCCGCTGGGCGATCGTACGGTAGGCCGTCTCGAACTGCTCGCCCACCTTGAACAGCGCGGTGCCGATGCCGACCGCGGCGGTGACGCCGGCCGCGACCGCGATCCCGTACGGGCCACCGACCGCCGATCCCAGGCCGGTGACCTTGCCGACCAGGCCGGTCATGCCGCTTTCGGTCGCCCCCGACAGAGCCTTCCCGGCCAGCCCGCCGATCGAGCCCATCCTGCCCAAGAGGCCGGGCGCAAGGGCCAGAAGACTCTTCTCAAACGAACCCGGTGTCGCCTCGACGTCGACCTGGGCGGTGCCGACCTTCCTAGCCACCCATGCCTCCCGCGGCCATGATCTGGGCCACCGTCATGATCCGGCGGTTGGGCCGGGCCTCAACCCACTTGGTCGCCTCGTCCACCTTGGGTAGCCACGGCCGGGGCACCTCGAGTTCGGGCGGCAGCGCGCTACCCGGCCTGCTGTTGGCCGCGAACGTCAGGCGGTACAGACCGTGCAGGACCTCAAGCGTGGCCGCGGCAAGCTCCACCGGGACGTAGCCCGTCCCGGCTCGCTCCCGATGCACCTCGACAAGCGCATCGAAGAAGTCGTCGTCGGCCAGGAGGTCGCCCGGCCCGATGCCGGTCATGTAGGCAATCTCTGCTACGAGACGGGCACCGGGTCGGGCACGGAAGGGGTCGCACCCGATCCGTTGCCAAGCTGTACCTGCTCGATCTCGGCAGCTTGATCGATCTGGAAGTCCAACTCGGCGACGGTGTCGATCCATCGCTCGAACGGTTCGCCCTCGTCCTCGGGAGGATGACCCTCGATCCCGCGATAGGCCATCCAGCAGACCTCCCACACGCCCTGGGGGTCCTGACGCCCGAACCGCCGCTCGAACGCGAGCAGCACCGACGGTCGACCGGTCGAGACGATGAATTCCCTGCCGTCGTCCATGCGAACGACCAGCCGGGGCAGCGCCACGACTAGGCCGCAGGCTCTTCGGCCGCGGCCTCCGTGGGCGAGATGTACTCGGCCCCAGGCTCCTCGGGCGGGATGTATTCGGCCTGGGCCGCGAGCAGCGTGCCCGTCCCGTCCCACCGGGTACCGCTGGGCATGATGATGTTGAACGTGTCGGGCATGGACTTCATCAGCTTCATCTCGATCGGCACCTTGGCCGCGTCGGCCCGGTGCCACTGCATGGCCACCGCGGCCGACAGCATCGCCTGGTAGATCTCGAATCGAAGCTGGATGCCCCCGTCGATCACGTCGATGACCAGCGCCCGGACGTCGACCACCGAGGGGTCGGGCGGGTGGTAGCGGGTGAACGCGGGCGGGCCGAGGACCTTCTCCAGCGTGCCGCCGCCCAGCGCGATCAGGAAGTTGGCCGCGTCGATCTGGTTGAAGTCGAACTTGACGGTCATGGGCCGCTCGGTGATGGTCGTCCGCAACGGCGTGAGCGACTGCCAGGCCAGCACGTCGGCGGTAGTCACCCCGAAGCTGAAGGTGACGCCGTCCACGGTGGTGAAGCCGTGGTCGTGCCACGCAACCGGCGGCACGGTGGTCAGGTCGGGTGGCATGGCCGTACCGGCCGGAGCACTGTAGATGTGCCCTTGGCCGGGGACCATGACTTCGGTCGGGTCTTGCATGAGGGGCAACCTCCTGCTTTGTTACGGCTAACGGGCTTCGTCGTGCCGCTAGGGATGAACGGTAATCGTGGTGTCGAAGCGGTAACGGGCTATGGCGGTGCGGCGGTCGGGGGCGGTGAAGGTGGGGTCGGCCAGGTAGCGGAACAGTCCGAACTCGACCCGGCTGACCACGCCCTGAGGATGGACGCCGATGAGCCGGGCGGTGGCCAGCGCCCGGACAGTCGAGGCGGTGCTGAAGGCGGCCGACTGCGAGCCAGCCCAGACGTCGATCTGGAGCAACGCGGCATCGGCCCACAGGGGTTCGCCCACCACCGGGATGCCGGCCCAGCGATAGATACGGACGATGGGCAGCAGATGGTATTTGTCGCCCGCCGGCAGGTTGCGGAACACGGCAACCCCGGCCATCTCGGGCTGGGCCTTGAGGAAGACCGACAGCAGCTCCTCGGCGTCGGGGATGACGTGCAGATCGCTCATGACTGATAGACGTCTGTCATATCTGCTGGTCGACCTCGTGGAAGGGCAGCCCCAGCGCGACCGCAGCCGAGCTGAGCGGACGATAAGGCTCGTTCTTGATCGAACCCCACTCGATCAGGTTCCAGATCGAACTGGTCGAGTAGACCGCCCCGCTCTGGGTCTTGCGGGACGGGTCGGGCAGAGAGCGGATCATGTTCAGCGTGTCGGCCAGATGCCACGCCCCGGTGTTGACCGGCGTGAAGCTCTGGGCGTAGGTCAGCAGCATTCGCAGCTCCTCGTCCAGGTAGGCGGTCAGCGCCGGTTCCTGCATCTGGAGCTCATCGGTTGCCGCCGTGTCGATGACCAGGCGGGCACCGGCACCAGGAACGAAACGGGTCGCCATCAGAAAACCCGCTTCACGATGGCCTCGACGTGATGGACCAGACCGATACGGGGATCACGGACGACCTGAGGGTCGCCGACCAGCTCGTAGGTGTAGCCGTCGACCGTGGTAGTGACATGGTCCTGGCCGGAGAGGTCGGCGCAGTCGGCCGGGAGGAACAGCTCCCAGTTCGACGTCTGGATATCGCTGCCGTCGATGGCCTCGCCCGACGTCTTGGGCCGCAGAGCGCAGATGGAGCTGGTGGGCGTCCCGACCAGCGGCACGTCACCGTCGGCCGCCGGCGTCCCCGGCGCGTAGCGGGTGACGATGCAGGGCACGGTCAGGAGCGTGGTGTAGACGCCGGTGACCAGGCTCACTGTGGCACCGGCAGACGGTAGCGGCCCAGGATGGCCCGCTGGGCCGGGTCGAGCAGGTCCTCGACGCCACCGGGCCCCATGCTGGGCGCCTTGTACTGGGCCATGAAGTCGCCCAGCTTGACCGCGGTCGCCCCGGTCGGGTTCTCCCAGATGCGCTGGGCCAGGGTCAGCGTGGCTGCCTGGACCTCGTTGGGCACCGGGCTGTAACCGTGGTCGTAGGTGACCTGCCAGCCGCGGCGGACGCCCGCCTTGGTCGAGCCGGCCCATCGCAGCCGGCCCCACTCGCTCCAGGTCCCGAAGGCCCACGGTCCGAAGGCCCACGGCCCGGCCGAGGATGCCGACATGACCGTCACCGCTCCGTAGGTGCTCCAGGTATAGGAGGTCTGCGGTGTCAGTACGACGTTGCCGCTGGAGTCCATCCGCCGAGACTCGAGGTCGGTCACGGTCAGCAGGCACAGCGTGGGCAGGAAGAAGCGACCGGAGCCGTCGTCGTCGATCACGTCGACCCGGTCGCGCTGCTGACTGATCGACCAGCCGCACCAGCCCCGGACCATGCCGCTGACCTGATCGGCGATCGACTGAGCCTGGGTGGCGTCGGTGATCCGCAGAGCGCTCTGGATCTGGGCCGCGGTGACCAGGCTGGTCGGGTCGTCCCACGGCGGGGCGGCCGCGATCGGCCCGGTGGTGTAGCCACCGGAGAAGTCGCCGCCGTAGTCGGCCGAGTACGCCCCGGTGGTCACTGGTTCGAGATGACCGACGCGATGGCCGCCATAGCGGTCAGCGTGGCGTTCGCCTGAGCGGTGTACTTGAGCTGCAAGTTGGTCGTCCCGGCGTTCAGGTGCTGAATGAAGGTCACCTCCATCGTGGCCTGGATCGACTGCTTGCTGCCCGCCCACAGCACCTGCTCGGGCTTGGAGCCGACCGCCACCACCGTCGCCCCGGTCAGGTCGAGGCCGACCTGGACCTGATTGTTGGCCGCGGTGGTGTCGATGTTGAGGGAGATGACGAACTGCACATCCTGGGGCTCGGTGAGCGTGAAGGCATACGGAGCCGTGCCCGGCACCACCGTGTAGGCCGCGTTGGCGACCAGCGCGGCCGGACCCTGGTTGATCTGGTTGACGTAGGGCGGGTTGGCGTCGTTGTACAGCTCCGTGACGATGGTGCGCATGTCGGCCGCGCTGATGGCTCCGGTCGCATTGTCCGGTAACAGGGCGAGGAGTTGATCCAGGTTCACGAGTAGGTGAACCCGTTGGTCAGCGTCTGGTTGCCGTGCGGAGTCGAGACGACCACGTTGACCGCTCCGGCCGCGGCCGCGGTGGGAGCCACGCAGGTGATCGACGTGTTGGACACCACCACCACGTTGGTGGCAGCCGTGGCCCCGAAGGTGACGCCCGTCGCCTGGTTGAGCTTGGTCCCCGCGATGGTGACCGGGGTAGTGGCGGTATGCACGCCGGTCGCGGGCGTAACGCTGGTCAGGGTGGGCGTACCGACCGCCTGGAGGGCATGGGCGCAGTTGATCCCGACGCCTCCGACCGCGGCCTTCTTGGCGTTGGCGCAGTGGATCAGCACGGAGTCGCCGGTCGCCGCGATCCCCGCCTGGGCGCAGTGCGACCAGGTCGGCATGGCCAGCGGCTCGACCTCGGGCAAGAGCAGCCAAGGACGATCGGGGTGTCGCCTACTTCGTGTTGACATCACCGGTCGCCTTGGGCGAACGGCTCTTGGTGGTGGCGCTGGGTGCCTCGGCTCCCTCAGCCTCGGCCTGAGCCTGCTGAGCAGCCAGCGCCTCGGCCTGGGCCTGAGCCTGGGCCTCCCAGGCGTCGGCCTCCTCTTGGGTCACCTGAACGCTGTACTCCATGCCGGTGTCGGGGCTGACCCGGTCCTGGATGATGAGTTCTGCCATCGCTATCGGTCCTCCTGTTCCTGCCGGTTGCCAGATGGGTGATGGGGCCATGAACGTCGGGCCGCCGCAGACGTAGCCCGGCGTGCCGTCGATGGGGCAACGGAAGCCATGCCGGAACCACGACTGCGGCAGCTCGGAGATGAGCATTTACTGGAGCGCAACCTTCACGAACGCGACGGGCCGCAGCACGCCGAACGTCTCACGTTGCTCGCCCAGCACGGCGACCATGTTGCGGACGAAGAAGTCGGCGTGGCTGTCGCTCACGCTGACGGTGGCAGCCATCCGGTCCCATATCACGCCCTTGGCAAAGTCGGCCACCAGCGCGGTGCCCTGGGCGATCTTGGGTGTGACCACCTTGGCCAGCCCCCAGATGGTGTCCGGCCCCTGCTGGAACGGACCGTTGCCGAAGTAGCGGCCGTACTGATCCTTGGCCAGCATCATCGTCTGGTTGTCGGTCGGGTGGACGACAACCCCGCTGGGCTCGACGAAGCCCGTCCAGCGAGCTGCGGTGATGCCCTTGTAGATCGAGTCGAACAGGTTGGTGCCGGCCACGAAGGCGACCACCTGAATACCCGACGTGTTGAGGATGCCGGTCAGGTTCTCACCGGTGCCGTCCCCGTTGAGCAGCTGGTTCTCCTCGGTCTGGCCGAGGTCCTGGCGAAGCTCGTCGTCAATGATGCCCATGAGCTGGCCGACGTCAGCCAGGGCCCGCTTGGTGGCCGGTATCCATTCGGCGATGGTCCGCACCGGGGCACTGATCTGCTGGAAGGTGAACCCGCCCTCGGGCTTGGTCCCGCCGGTGGCGGTGGTGGTCGCCTCGGGCGTGGGCGCGGCTGCCTGGACACGGGTGATCTGCTGGACGAACCACACGATGTCGCTGACGGTGGTGCGGACCGACAGCAGATCGCGGATGACCAGCGGGGGCCGGCCCAGCCGCTCGAGGATGCCGGTGTAGTCCGGTATGACCATGGCACCGGCGCTAGTCAGACTGCCCTCGTACAGCAGGGTCTTCTGACCGCCAGGCGACCGAGGCGCCGTCTGGCCGAGTAGCGACTTGACGGCCAGGACGGGGCTCTGGATGCGGGCCTTCTCGGGGATGTTGCCGCCCGGGAAGCTAGCCATGAAGCCCTTCCATTCAACCGACTCGGTGAAGAACTGGCCGAGCGTCTTGCCCTTGCGGCCGAAGAGGACGTCAGGCGGCATATCGCCCGTTTCGCTGGACCAGCCGAGGTCGTCGCCCAGTGACTTCATGTCACGCCGGAGCTGGCTGTCGGCTTTGAGGGTGTCCAGCTCGCCGCGGGCCTTGGTGCCCTCGTCCAGCAGACGCTGGAGCGCCTCCCGGTCCTCAGCGGTGAAATCCCCGCCGTTCTCCTGGGCGTGTTTCGAGATGTCGTCGGCGGCCTTGACTGACTTCTGGATGATGAGGATCAGGTCGTCTTTCCGGCTCATTTAGACCTCCGTAGCTTCGAGCAGGCTCTGGGTGTTGGCGAGCTGGCCGCGCACGAACTGCGCGAGCAGTTGGTCGCTCTCCCTGGCTCCTCGGCCTTGCCCGGCGTTGCCCTTGTCGGGTCCTCCGTCGGGTCCTCGGTCTTGGCCGTCGGGTCGGCGGTACTTGAGTGGCGGGATGTCCTCGGAATCCCGGCCCGAATCGCTGATGTGTCGGGCGAGGTGATTGTAAACCGCCTGACGGTCGTCGGCGCTGAGGCTGTGGCCGCCCCGGCCGCCGTTGAGCGCGCCGATACCGGTCGAGCAGGCGGTGATGTTGGCGGCCCCGACCTTGCCGTCGCTCGACACGTTGTGGTGGGGGTAGCCGTAGGCCGACTTGGAGTCCTCGTCGCCCCGGTCGGGGTACATCATGGCGAACGCCTGCCGGTAGGTGGACGCCCCGGCGTCGTTGGACAGGTTGGTCACATTGGCGTTGGCGTCCCAGTCCGAGGTGTCGTCGGTAGCGGTCGAGTGGGACGGGATGGGCGCCTTCTGACCGCCGACCGAAAAGCCGACCGGTGATAGATGTCGATCACCCGACTTGCCATCTCCGTCACTGTCCAGGTCGTCGCTCACGGCATCGCCGCCGATGGATTGCAGCACCCGACCGATGCCCTGCATGGCGGCTCGCAGGATGGCCTCGTTAGCAGCCGAGATGGTCCGGCCCTGCTTGGCCCCCTTGACGTCCAACAGCTGGGTATCGGTGTTGACCCCGACTAGGCAGGGACCGACCTCGAACAGGTCCAGCTCCTTGAGGTCGACAACATGACCGCCCCAGCCGCTGTCGGTCTTCTCATCAGTGTGGCTGGACTCGACCACGTCGTAAGCGAAGCTGAACTGGGTCACCAGCCGCTGTTTCAGCAGATCGTAGACCTCGGCGGCGTAGCTGCCAGGTGAGTTCAGCCGGAGCTGGGCCTTGACCAGCAGCCCCTCGTCGGTTTCCCGGGCGTCGATGGCTTTGCCGATGATCGAACGGGGGTCGGACCAGTCGTGGGACCAGATGACCGGGATGGGATCGCCCTTGGCCTTCCATTTGGCCAGGCTGTTCGTGAATGCGCCCGGCAGAACGCGCTCGCCGTCCGAGTCGACGTTATTGAACACGCTGACGAGCGCCTCGAAGGTCCCGGGCGGGTCGCCCTCGACGTCGATGGCCTTGAGCTCTGCTGGGCGAGTCTTCAGCTTCATGTCAGTTCCCCTTTCGGAACGAACCGGGCGATGATGGCGTCGACCCGGCCGGAGCGTGTCAGGCCGGCCGGGCCGACGGCGGCCAGCGTGGCCGCGGTATCGGTGTTGACAGCGGACGACAGCGTGGCAGCGGCCGGGCCGGCCATGCCGATCCGTTCCAGGTCGCTGGCCAGCTCACGCTCCCAGCGGCCCTGGTCGAAGCGGTGGTCGGGGCGGCTGGCGATGGCCTGGGCCTGGCGGGGCATGAAGGCGTTGACGACCGCGGCGATGTCGGTCAGGCCCATACCCTCGATCGGCTCAAGCGGGGCGGCCGAACCGGTTACCGTCTCGTTCAGCGGCATGATGAGCTCGTCAGCCGCCGGGTCTTCGATGCGGGGCAGGTTCAGCCTGGCACGCGCTTCATTGCGCGTCATGACCGGAGCCCCGACCATGGTCTGCATGGCCGCGGCCTGCTCCTCGAAGCTGCCCTTCAGCTTCTCGGCCAGGTTGAACTCGCAGTAGATGGTCGGGTCGGGGTCGAGGTCGGTGGCCAGCTGGAGGTCCACGTCCTGCTCGATCTCGACGCACAGCGGCCCGAGGGTGTCCTGGTACAGCTGCTTGTGCTGCTCGCTCACGTTCGAGAAGGTGGCATGGTCGAGGATGCCGACCATGGTCAGCGGTACGTGGTAGGCGCTGGTGACCTGCTCGAGGGTGAACTTCTTGCCCTCCAGCCACTGGGTCTGTTGGGCCGAGAAGGTCCCGGCAGTGAAGGTCATGCCGTCCTCGAGGATGGGCGTGCCGCCCGCCCTGGGCCCGTCCGAGCTGTACTGGGCCATCCAGTCGTCCACGAAACGCTGACGGGCACCCTCGGACCAGACCGGGGCAGTGGATGGCCTGGTCAAGTAGCCGGACATACGGGCACCCCGCCGCCATAGCTGCTCGCGGTACTCGTCGGAAGCCAGGTCCTCCATGATCATGGTCCGCAGCGTCTCGATAGGCGACAACCCGGCCCGACGATCGTCGGGGTTGTAGCCCCGGAAGTGGACGATGTCGCCCGGGTCGTAGAACTGACGGCCGGTCCGGCCATACAGCCAGTAACCGTCGGGGTCCAGCCAGTCGCTGCCGGTCGGCTGGACCCGGTTGGGCGGTATCGGGAACAGCCGCATCGACCCCTGGCCGTTGGTCGCTTTCAGCCAGAAAGCGTTATCGAATATCGCCTTGTCGTGGACGGTGTACGAGATCAGACGTGACGCGGTCAGCTTGGCCGAGCTGTCCCGGCCCTGTGGGTAGGCGATGGCCTGCTGGAGCGGATGGTCCTCGGGCAACCGTTCCCGGTCGTCGACCGACAGCCGCCGATAGCACAAGAGGCCGAGCTGGGCCATGTTGCGGGCCAGGAAGCTGACCACCTTGCGGACCTGGGGCTGGCTGCGAAAGATGGCCCCGTAGTCGGCCATGAGGCCGAGCCACCAGTAGGTCGAGCCCCATCCAGCCTGGCCAGCGGCCTGGCCGGCTCCCGGTCGCAGCGGCCCCATCGGCGGCTCGATGGCGGTCAGGCCGGCCTCGGTGGCGATCACGGATGCCATCATTCGCCTCCTGCGGGTAGGACCTGGATCCAGTCGATGTTCGACCGCTCGATCAGCTGATCACCCAGCATGGCGATGGGAGCGGTCCCGTCCAGCGTTTCCACCTGCCGCAACTCCAGCCAGTCGCCCTGCGTCGACCACAGCACGCCCCGGAACGCCTTGTCGGTGCGGAGGTTCACGATGACCCGCCGGCGGTAGAAGTGGGCCGGCCAGTGTCTCATGGCTGCACGCCTGCAGTCACGCGTAGACGTTGATAGACGTCTATCAACCCCCTGAGCTGCTCCATCACACGACCTGGAGTCCCTGCGTCTCGTAGACGCTGGTCGGTGGGGGTTCGGACCGCACCGCCATGTCGAGGCCCATGACGGCCGCAACCAGGCCATCTATCTTCTCCATCGACTTGGCCTTGGAGAAGCGGATGTTGCCGCTGGCGTCCTGCTGGGTCACGGCGTTGCCCGCCTGCCAGCGCATGATGGGACTGCCGCCGTGGTGGAAGGCTCCGAGCCCGATCAGCCTGAGCAGCTCGCTGGTCGGTGCCGCCATGGCTCCGAAGCCCTGCTCGAACGCCTTCATGGGCCAGCCGTCGTCCAGCAGCTCGCCCGATAGTTGGATGGCCTGCCAGCGATCGAAGGCCAGCTCCTTGATCGGGTAGCGGTCCCGGTCGGCAGCCAGGGCAGCCTTGATGGCGGCGTAGTCCAGCACGTTGCCCTCGGTGACCGTCAGAAGGCCCTGGCTGACCCACAGCCCGGCTGCACCCCCGGTTCGCTTGGCCAGGTCCACGAGGGCTGCAGCGGGCAGGAAATGCCGCCACAGGACCGAATAGCCCCCGTCCTCGTCGGGGAAGATGAGGGCATAGGCGGCCAGGTCCTGGGTCGAGGCCAGGTCGAGGCCGCCGAAGCAGGACCGCCCGACCATGTCCTCGGCAATCTCGGTCACCGACCGCTGACCGGCCGAGGCGTCCCAGATCGGGATGGCGATGGCCCGCCCGACCGCGGTCACCGGTTGGTTCAGCCGGAACTGGCGGAAGGCCCGCTCCTGCACCGGGTTGCCCTGAGCGGCGTGGCACTCGGCCGTCAGGGTGCGAATGTCCAAGAAGTCGCCCAGGGCCGGATTGGCCTGTCGCCAGGTAGAGGGCAGCGTCCAGTCGGCGTCCTCCGGGGCCTGGTAGATCACCGCCAGCCGCTCTGGCTCCAGCTCCGGGTCGTCCTTGACCCGCTCGGACCACATGCGCTCCGAGGCGGCGAAGCCGGCCGAGTCCGACTCGGCCGTGGTGGCCAGCATGAGGAGCGGCTGAGCCCGCGTGCCCAGGCCGGTACGCAGCACGTCGTACAGCTCGCGGTTGGGCTGGGCCAGCAGCTCGTCGATGTAGCCGGCGCTCGGGTTGGATCCCAGATTGCCCAGAGCGTCGGAGGCCACGACGGAGTAGAAGCTGCCGGTCGCCTCGTCCACGATTCGCCGTACGGAATGCCGGACGTCCAGCCGCCCGGCCAGCGACGGGCTCAGCCGAACCATCTGCCGGGCCACGTTGTAGACCAGCCCGGCCTGGTTCATGTCCAGGGCCAGCCCGTAGATCTCGGCGCCCCGCTCGCCGTCGGCCACCAGCAGGTACAGCACCATGCCGGCGATCAGCTCGGACTTACCGTTCTTGCGGGCCACGCAGAGGTACAGCAGCCGGTAACGGCGGACGTAACGCTGGCGCGCCTCGTCGTAGACGACCTCGCCGAACAGCGGGGCCAGCACCTCTTCTCGCTGCCAGCGGGACGGCACGAACGGCCGGCCGTAGTAGTCGCCCTTGGTGTGGACCAGCGCCTCGCTGAAGAAGGCCACGACATGCCGGACCCGGCCCAGGCATTTGTGCGGTCCTCGCTTGCGGCACGACACGCCATCGAACTCGTATCCGCATACCGGACGTGGGACCGCCTTAGCCACTGGTGAACAGACGCTCGACGGGGGCCTGGATGGCCACAGTGACCCGCAGGCCGGCCCGGGCCGACGGTGTCAGGCCCAGCTCGCGGGCCAGGACCCGAAGCTCGGTGGTCAGGTCCCTGATCTGGCTGTACAGCGGGTTCTTGACGAACTGCGGCGTCTCGCCCTTGGCCGCCCGATTGAACACCGCCGGTAGGTTGTCGACCAACTGAGCCACCCGCTGGTAGCGGTCGTAGGTTTCGCAGTAGGCGGCCACCATGGCCTCGTCGCTGGCCAGGGTAGTGCCCATGGCGACCAGATGAGGCACGACGTGGTCCCACTCCATGGCGGCCCCGGGGGAAAGCCAGGACGGCTTGACCAGCGGCTCGTCCAGCGGCCGGGGCTCGTTCAGATTGACGCGGTCCTTGCGGTCGCCGTGCAGTATCCGCAACGCAGTCGGCTTTGGCGCTGGTCCACGACGGCCCACGCACTGATTGTGGCGCAAACCGCCAAACCCGTCACCATCCCTTCACCCCCAATAACACCTTCTCGATCACCGCCACGTTGGCATCCGTCGACCCCCCCTACCGCTGCTAGTGGCCGAGGTCGAGGCCGACGCGGCCGCTGCTCCAGCCCAACGACGGCGGATGGCAGACGTCTACCAGCTACCTCGGCAAAAAATCCGTGGGCCGAGGAAGTTCAACCACCCCGGCCGCCCTCGCTGCCCCACTTGCGGGCGTGGCACGGTTGACAGAGGGCCTGCAGGTTGGACAGCTGTTCCTGACCGCCGGCCGAACGAGGCACGATGTGGTCGACGTGGGTTGCTGGCTCTCCACATATTCGACAGCGGTAGCTGTCACGTTGCAGCACCAGCAGACGAATGGCCCTCCAGCCTGCTGGCATCGGCTGCTTGTAGTTGGCAAACGGTCCGGGATCATGAGCGGCGCAGGTCCCCTGAGCGGTGACAGCCACCGCCGGGCAGCGGGGATTACGGCACAGATGCGGAGCTGAACGAGGCATTTTCAGGAAGCGCTGCTGGGCGCATTTTCAGACGAGCGCAGTTCGGCCAGAGCCACCTGAGTCAGGTGATCGATGACGACCGCCATGTTCTTGACGTTGCGCTGACGACCGACCGCCACCACCGCCTTGCTGAAGGCGTCGAACTGGTCGAAGCGAGCAGCCCCGATCATCTCGGCGTCGCTGCACAGCTCGACCAGATCGTTCAGCCGATCCAGCTGTCCCGGCAGGAACAGCAGCAGCACCGTGCGCCAGTCAAAATCGGCGTGAGGGATCAGCAGCTGATGGTCGACCGGCTGAGGCGTGGGCAGCCAGTTCTCGTCCAGCCCGGACATGAGCAGGTCGTCCACGCTCTCGAGCGACGCCACCAGCTGGGCCAGGATGCCCTGATCGGGATCGCCGTGCAGCTCGTTGTGGGCGATCTGCTTGGCCACGATCTTGGAGTGGGTCATGGACTGCTTGTCGACGATGACCGGTATCCGGGTCAACCCGGCGGTTCGGGCCGCCCTGGCCCGATGGTGGCCGGACACGATCGAGATTGGCCCGGTCCCGTCCGGCTGATGGCAGTACGGCAGGCTCTCGATCTGACCGCGAATGCGGATGTTCTCGGTCAGCCGGTCCATGTGGCGCGGCTGCATCTGCTGGGCGTTGACATCCTGCTCCCGCAGCTCAGCCACGTCGGCCCACTCGATCCACAGATCGTCGCCGATCTGCATGGTCGTCTCGACTACGCCCTGGCCGGCACGCGCTCCCGTTGCCATCGCTGTTCCCTTCGCAGAAACTCGGCCAGCACCTGGCCATAGCCACCATGTTGCCAGTCGGCCGCGTAGATCAGCCGATAGCCGTCGGGATGCTTGGTCCGGTCGGCCAGCTTCATCAGCCCGCGCAGTCCCTTGGCCTCCGGCCAGCGGGTGTACTCGACGGTCACCAGGCCCTGGCTGGCCTGCACGAACAGCGCACTGGACGGCGACGTGACCAGCTCGACCGTTCGCTTCTGCAGCGCCGTCATAGTGGCCAGCCTGGTCAACCGCAGAGTCTGGTGTGGTGCGCCGAAGGCGAACCGCAAGATGATGTGCCCGGCCCACCGACTGTCCGATCGATAGGGTCTGGCCATCGAGTCCTGGCTGTAACCGATAACGCCGGCGGCATGATCGTCCACCACAAGCAGCACGTTCATGCCGCCCGGATCGGCATTCAACCGATGCATCCACAGCCCGCGGTAGTAGTCGGCCACCTGGGCCTTGACCGGCACGACCGTCAGGCTCGAGCCGGGCTGGATGTCGTGGTCGGTCGGCAGCACCGGCAGG